TTCTCCAGTTCACATCTGATAGGAAGGAACGGAGTGGAACACCAAACACTATTGATATAGTTTGCGGTGTTAAACTTATGAATGACGTGAGTTTCGCCAGCGATGGTATAACTGAAGATTACTTGACCAGCACCATACCATTCATACTCAATGTTAATCATCTGAATGGCAGCAGGATCAGCAGTAATCTGACTAGGACCAGTGCCGTCTAACTTATCACCGTTCCAGTTGTCTCTGGTAACTCTTGTTTCTACTACACTACCAGATGCTTTACTACGAAGGACACAAGCATAGGTGCCACCATTATCCTCAAAGAAAGCACCATTGTTTTCATCATATACACCAAATCTTCTGCGGACTCCTGTGACGGGAGTTTCCAAACGAATGGCAAATGCTACAGTAGATATTCTACCAGGAATGTATCTCATTACCTGGCGAGTTTGTCTGATTACTTTATCCCCAGCAGTGCTGCCAACTGACATTGTGACATTGGAAGCATCGGGATTATGAACAGCAGAAGCAGTTCCAGTAATATCAGTTTCCCAAATGTCTGTCTCTAAACCATACTGAAAGGTGTTAAAAAAAGTTGTCTGATATGGAGATACCTTAAATCTATTCTTACCAGTAAACTGTGGTCTCCAATCAGTTTGCTCACCCCAGTGGTCAGCAATCATGAAGGTCTCAAATAAAGATCTTTCCTGGTTTAGAAAGTCCTGTGTGTTCTTATTCCACTGAGCCATAATCAGTCAATCCATTCAAGTTTTGATGGGTGGTATCTTTTTGCATTTCTAATGTTAAAATTCTTTTCCTCTACTGGATAAATTTGATGAACTACAGCTCCTGGATATTCTCCTTGAAGTTGCTCAGCAAGTTCTTGTTTTGAAGGGACTCCTGTTTTTGTCACCATTTCAAATCTGTAAAGATTTCCTTTCCACATTACATCAGCAACATAATTTTCCCCAACAGATTGCGATTGCTCCTGAGATCCATTGATGTAAAGATTTCCGTTAAAATCTCCAGATATGTTTACTGATTCTGATAGAAACTGTTTAAAATTTTTCATGAGTCTCCTTTGCAATTCCAACGGCGGCGTGCTTTGCAGATTGGTTTATCTGGTGTTTTTGTACAGTCAATGTTATGCATATCTTTTTGTCCTTTAGAGCGACGACAAAAACTATTTTGTCTTTCTGCTCTTTTTCCAGTTGGATTTTTTTCAGTTACAGCAGTTTTGAGTTTGGAACCTGGATTTTCTTTTTTATACTTATCAACTGCACCTTGACTCATTCCATCAGTATTATCTTGACGATTAGCTTTTTGCCAATCTTCCACTTGAAGAAGTGGTTGACCAGGTTCATAGTCTCTGATATTGAAATAAGTAAGTCTAGAATCTGGATATACTTTTCTTACCTGATCCTGAACTTCTGTTCTTGTAGGTCTCTTTCCTGAAGGGAAGAACATCTGAAGAGAATAAACTTTACCTCTCCAAGAAACCATCGCAAAGATGATGTTTCCATTCTTTGCAGGCATTCTTACAGATTCTTCAATTTCTTCCGATTCTTCTGATTCTTCCGAATGATATCCAGTTTGATTGCAATGCTTACAACCTTTACCATTGCATTTTGGACATTCTTTCTTTTCTGAAACTAATGGTTCTGGTTTAATTATATCAATAACTTCAGCAAAAGTGTTTCCATCAGCATCCTCAATTTTTACATCTTCACTAACGGACTTCCATCCACCACCTTCAGACTTATATCCTTTTGCAGCCCATCCATTTGCATATGCTGATGGGTAAACATCAAATTTTGCTTTTGCTTTTGATTTCCACTTTGCCCACAGTTTTGGATTAGTTGGTTTGTTCTTCTCTGTAAGAACTTCTGCTTCCATTTCAAGTAGAATTTTATCAACTAGTGAAATTTCTTCCTTTCTTACTGGGGGTAAGGATACTCCTGCCATTCTAGCAGCAGTTTTTTGTTCACCTCCAGTCCCTCTTTGTGTAAGAGTATCTATTTTCTTTGCTCTTTTTGCTCTCCTTGCATCGGATGATGTATGAGTAATTTCAAAACTTGCTTCACTCACCTTAACGCAAGAACCTTCTTCATAATCCGCAGTTCCTGATTTTTTTCTATATCCTTTCCAACAAGGACCTTTTTTTGCTTCATCCATAGATTCTTGAGAATCATGCTCACCACTATCAACATAATCTGCTGCAGTATCAATGTAATCTGCTGCTTTGGTGATTTTTGATTGGACCCATGCCTCAATATTCCCTTCACCCTTCATTTTTGCTTTAAGACGCTTTACTGCATTTTCAATGGTGGCGAGTTCAGATCTTGCCATAGAATATTCATGGTCTTTTTGGTTTTTTTCTTCACCAATATTATTAGAAACCATTTTAGGTTTTCCTCCTTTACCTGGACGATCTGCTACGGGGTCTTTTTCTCTTTTTCTTCTTACAGCAGCAGCAATTTCCTTTTTTGTCATTTTTGCTGCTTTTTCTTTTGAAAGACACTTAGGTTTTGGTCCTTCACCATCATCATCCTCTCCACGGGCACATTTTCCAGTTCTTTCACCTTTGGTGTTGTATTCATCCCATCCACCACCACCGACGCCACCTTCGCCGCCTGTTCCGAACCATTTTCTAAGATCTTCGTTCATTTTACTGGATTGGATTTTGTTTCTTCACCCCTAGCTCTTTTATCTCTTCCTGCACAATGTGCTTTCTGAGAAAATCCTTTTGGATTTGAGCAATCTATACTCTTTTTATATTTATTAGACCAACTTTCTTTGAACTGTTTAAATGTTTTCATCTTCTTTTTGCTGTTTTAGCAACTTATTAAGTTCTGCGGTAGAACCGATGAACAATGCATTATTAGTAACATTTGTTGGGCCTTTAGAAGATTTATCTTCTTCAATATCTTTTAACTTTTTCTGAAGATCCATTAATTTATCAGTAGCATCGGAGACACTCTTAATCAATTGACCAGCAACTTCGTAAGCTCTTGGAGCATCCGTTTCCTGCGCCAATTCCAATATCCCATTAATTGCTTCTTGACCTTTTTCTATTAGAGAATATAAATTTCCTCTAGTATACTCATAGTCCTTTACAATCTCAGTTTTGGATTTTTGTGAATTGTCAATTTCCACATCAACTCTTTTAGCAATCTTTAATTCATCTTTGAGAATATTATTCTCAGTATTGAATGCATCATTCAAATCTTTAAATTTTTCTATGTCTTTCATAAGAAGCTATCATCAAATCCAAAATCATCTGTAGGTTGTACGAGAGCATTATCTGCCGAATTGATTTCAAATACCTCAGTTCCGGAGACGTGAGCTGTTATTGGAGTTCCATATTCACCTCTAGAAACTGTAATTTTGTTTCCGGATTTAGATTTCACAAAGATGGTTTCTCCATCAATTGTAATGTAACTCTTTTGCTGTACTGCTGATGCATCTGTTAAGGAGAAAGTACTACTTTCAAGTGTAATATCCTCTCCTAGAGTTGTGATAGAAGCACCTGTGTAGTTCTTTGTTGCTTTTGGTTCAACAACATAAGTAAGTTCTCTGGTAGGAGACTTTGTTCTTTCTCCAGCAACATAACCAATAGAAACTTTTCTGATAATATCTGCAGATTTGTTTTCGGATACTGGACCAAAAATATATGTCTTTGCTGTAAACTTTAGAGTATAAATTAATGCTCTTCTGGTAGAAAAATCACCCTCATAATCATCTTCCATTACAATAGAATCCATTGTTACTGGAATATCTCTTTTTTCTCCAATAAGAGAAATTAAATCAATTGAGATATTGTAAGATGGTTGAAAATATGGTAGAATTTGTTCAACAATCTGGAGCATATCATCATTGCTCTTTGTCATAATAGACAAATCAAATTCCACATTATATGGAACTGGCATGTAAGTCTTTCTTACATCAGACTTATTGTCTTTATTGACCGAAATAAAAGATTGTGTTGTTGAAAGTTTTCTTGATGGGTCATAATTAATTCCCACCATTTCAAAGGAAAGTCTTGGAAGAGTGATTTGGGTTGGTCTATTCAAATCCGGAGATTGTTCCAATCTTGCCAAAAACTTTTGAGTTGGTCCATATGCAATGGGAACTTCCACAATAGATGTAATATTTCCCGATTTATCTTTCCTTTGAATTTCAATCCCATTAAAAAGAGAACCGAATCCAATCACCGTTTTTCGTAATATCTCGTGATAAAAATAATCAAACATAATTGCGTCCTAATAAACTATGGAGTCCCGAATGGATTTGACTCTGTAAAATCTAATATCAAATCCGATTCCGTTTGAATCTCATCATTCTGAGAGTAGGAATCATCGTTAGTTGTATTTATCGAAGAAACCTGGTACATTGCTTGAGAAGTGTCTCCAACAATAATTTCTCCACCAACAAAATCGCCTTGAATATTTTTAAGTTCCAGAACATTAGTGGAAGAATTCCAAGAATTGACTCTTGCTCTTACGCTATTTGCAAGTCCAGTTACAGTCTCATTATAAATGAAACTTCCAGTTCCAATTAGATTTGGAGCAGAAATTGTAATAGTTGGTGTTGAACCATATCCAACTCCAGCATTTGTGATTCTAATTTCAGTAATAGAACCATTTTGTACAATTGCTCTAGCGGTAGCAGCAGTAGATGCAGAACCAACAAAAGTGACGCTAGGTTCTGAATAATATCCTGAACCACCTGAAGTAACTGTAATTACTCCAACAATTCCATCTGATATTGAAGCATATGCCTCAGCACCTTCTCCACCACCCCCAATAAATGCAACCATTGGTGCCTGAGTATAACCATATCCGGAATTTCTGAGTTCAACTCCTTGAACTCTATATCCAGTTCCTAAAGTATCACATTGGTCAACAATTCCACTAATTAGAGTTGCTATTCCTATAGCAGTTCCTCCAACTTCTGGAGATGATGATATTGCTACTCTTGGAGCACTTGTATAATTTCTACCTCTGTTTGTTATGGTAATGTAAGAAACTCCACTATCAATTATTCCTGCAATAGCGGTTGCGGTAGAACCAATTCCAAGTACGTTTAGTGTTTGTATATATCCATAATCTTCTATTACGTCATCAATGGTATCAACATCAGTATCGATAACTTCATCACCATATCTGAATAGTTCACATCTTAATTCATACACATAATTTTTCTGTAGTTGATAAAATGGACTTTCGTGCTCAACATACTTAATTTCAAATATTTTATTCCCTAGAGGAAAAAATATTAAATCTCCCTCTTTTGGTCTAGTTGATAGTTCAATATTTGAAATATTTTTTATAAGTGGTGTAATATAATTTTCAAATCTTTCCTTTGATATTACTAAAGTTAAATCATCTAAATCTTGTATGCCAAATTTAGATAAAATTGTACCCTGACCACCATATCCATCATAAGAAGATACATAAGCTTCTATTGGATATGCGTTTTCAAATTTAGATTCTATTACTTCTTCAATGACAGTATTTTTTGTCATGTATTTTCTGGGCATATAATAAACTTCCACCCCATACATTCTCAACTGCTCATTTATTAAATCTTGAAGTAAGCCTTGTTCTCCAGAAGAACCTTGAAGAAAAAATGGATTTAACATAACATCATCCTATCATATCTAATGGTGGCATTTCATAATAAGATGACATCCTTTCCATTAAATTGTCAATTTCTTTTTGAGCATCATCATATATTTGTCTGCCATTAAATTCTATTCCTCCAGGAAGTTTTACCCCACTGAACTTAATTAAATTCTGAC